TGATAGAAGCATCGTGCTTGGTTCTATTGTTTATGTTAAATTTAGCCCAGTCTTCTAATGTTCTTTGAAAATAAACATCACCATAACCAGATTCTTTTAATCCAACAAAATGCTCTATATAACTTTCAATAGCTGAAGCATGAGCTTGTTTTATATCTTCACTAGAGTTTGGTATACCACCTAGTTCTTTTTCTGTGACCGACAGCTTGTTGTAAGTTCTATCTGGTCTGTTGATTGAAAACCCTCTATAACCTCTACGTTTAAAATAATATAAAAGTCTTGGTTTATTATTCTCTACTAATATTGGCATACCATAAAATACACAGGCCATGAGTACATCTTCAAAAAATATCTCAGCTGTTTGAGGTCTTGCTATATATTCTAAAAAGAAATGATTTGCTGGTGCGTCTTCCATTGAAAACTTAGTTAAGCCGTGTAAAGATCCTTTAGAACCTCTTTTATCTACAGTGCCTGATATATCATAAGGATCACAACCAAAAGCACCAATGTGTTCGTTACTCGGATAATTGATACCGTTTTTTTGATATCTTTTATTTTGCAAATGAACTGCCGGCACCCAAGTTACTAAAAATCTTCCGCTGTTATTTGGTACAAATATAACTCTTGTATCTTGCTCACCGTTTTCCCACTGGAAAGATCCTTTTGTTACGCTTATAGAATTTTTAAGATCTTCATTAAAATCTATCTGCTCGTATATCTTAGTTAGATTAAATAAAGATTCTTTTGACTCATCTCTAAAAGCGTGCTTAGTTGTGCGTGGAAATTGTCTATAAAATTCATTTAAAGCGTCTTGGTCTTTTTTAAGACCATCAACTTCATTGTCCCAGTATTCTATTACACCAAAATCTATTTGCTCGCCCTGCGGCCCTTCCAGTGGCTTGGCGGGCGTGTCGAATACAGGTAATCCATAAGAATCGATGTATCCTTCGTAATTCCATTCCATAGGTATAAACAAGCTATATAATCCTGAGCGAGTTTGTCCATTCGCGTTTCTCTGCGTGACGTCTGAGTCATTGTATAGTTTTTTAAAGTTATCACCACCTTTGTCTAATGAGTTGCTTGTTGAACCCATCATACACTTACCTATAATTCTGCTACCTAATCGTAAGCAGGTTTTCGTGACCCTCCAGTTGTTGAGGATGTTTGTCGGACGCTCCCATTTACCGCTCTCGTCGTGGACAAGTAGCTTGAGCTTCTCACCGTCGTACGAGTTGTCGCCTGTATTCTTCCAGTCGATCGTGGTGTCCAGACCGTCGAGTTCTCTAAGCGTCTCGTTATTCTCGAGTTTCTTACGGGTGTATTTCGTCGCGGGGACGCGATACGCGAGTTCTGTCTTTGGCCTGTCCATACCGTCCTGTATCGGCTTGAAAAAGAAGGGGTAATTAACCGATATCGGTACCACCTTGTCTGTAAACATCTTCTTCGCATCAGGTCCAGACTTTGATAATATTCCAAACCTAGAGTCGCTTGATATGGTTGCCATATTAACGCACTCCCCGGACGCCATAAATGAGAATCCAGATCGTCTATTCTTAAGGTAGCACATTCCATATGACCTATGATCGGCCTTACAAGCTTCCCAGAATATGTAGAATAATCTGTTTGATTCCCTAAAATCTGGTTGCCCAACATCAATCTTGGACCACTGCAAGTACATATAGTGAGTACCAGTAATGTAAGTAGCCACATTCTTATTATAGAACCAAAAGCCTTCTTCCCTGCGGACGAACTCATTATCGATGTAATCATACCATTTTTCTTTAAAGTCTAGCGGATACTCTTCCCAATCAAATACAGACTTTATTTTTTTTAATACTTTAGGGTATTCAGTATACTCCCATTTATTAGTTTCAAACTTATGTATATTATTAACTTTTGGTAAAGCTATTTTTAAGTTTTGTATTTCGTATATATCACCTATTGTACCGTCTTTGCTTATAACAATAATGTCATGCTCTTTGTTATAACCGTAATCCCATTTCTTATAACGGTTCATACGTTTTAAAACCTTAGGCTTTATATGATCTTTTAATACTTTATATAATGTTTGTTCGTACATTACTTCTTAGATCTACCTTCAGCAAAACCTCTAAAAGTTCTTTCTTCTTTAACTTCTTTCGGTTTATCGTTTAATAAGTTCTCTTCTTCTTCAATGCGACTAAGTATTTCAAAGGCATCGAATATAGCTAGCTTTTTAGTAGCTGCGGCGTTTTTGAGTCTGTCAGCTGATATGTCATCATCTGAATCAACAATAGCCTCTTTAGCTACCTTGATTAACTCCTCAACTGCTCGCTGCCCAGCTTGGATTATATTCTTCTTCGTTTCCTTGGTGTTCATACTTAATTACAATATCATTATATTTCATACAATAAAGTCGTTTATTTTCGACTAAAAACTCCCACTCACTGTTAGGAGTAAACCCTACAAGATCTCCTGGGTTTATATTAAGCGCTTCTAAGGACTTATTACCGTATTTAAGTATACCAATAAGGCTAGCCTCTTTATCAAGCGTTAGATCTTGTCTGCTTTTTATAGGTGTTACAAAGCATCTATTGTTTATAGTTTTCCAATTGTTTTTATTTTTATACAAATAAATTTGGTCAACTGCACAGAAATAGTTATCATCTTTAAAATAAGATCTGCTTTTTTTCTTTTCACCTTTCATATCATAAAACGTTCTAAAAACATTTTGATGTATGATTATTATAGCACCTTTCTTTATAGGCGTTGAAAAGGCAGCTGGGGTTTCTACAACCCTAGCTAACCTATTTACAAATTTCCAGTTTTCAATTTTAGTATTTACAACTAATTTTTTATCACCTACGTTAACAGTATTGCTGTATTTATCGCCAACTGGTTCGACGATAAAATCGTATAGACTCTTCATTAATACTCTAAATCATACTCAACGGATATAGCCATGTTAGAATTAAATTTTTTCCATGGCAATACCTCGTTGTTTTTCTTTATATGTATATTATAAGAACTATCAGAGTCATTAAATAAAATATAAGCTATTTCGTGACCACCATACACTTGCTGGCCAACAGAATAATGCATAGCTTCATTTTTATAATCAGAACCAATACTGATTTTTCTTATAACTGAATCCATTACTCAACTACCTCAAGAGCATCTTCTTCCTTGATTTCAGTGTATTCCCCTGTTTTCAAATCAATAGATATCTTGCCGTACTCTTCTTCTATTTTTTCTTTTTCTTTTTCTAAGCCTTCATTGACTTCAGCTACTTTATGTAGTAAAGCGTGCTTTTGCGTTTCTAGAGCACCGATATTGTTTAATATCACTGTTAATTCTTCTTGGTGTTTTACAATTGTTTCTAATTGTTCTTCTTTAATTTTTGCCATTTGATTTAATTTAAGTTAATTGTTTTATAATTATATAGTTACTCATGTTTTAGTAAATCTACTATTCAGGTAGATCTTCATATCCATCTGCATAATCAGCAGGCAAATACGATTCCATACCACTTACTTGCTCAGCGCTACATTCATCTTTATAAAAGTCGTTTGCTAGCAACCAAAGAAAGTGATCTTTAAGACGCTGCAGTTGATCTGCTGAAGTTTCTTCGTCTGCAGCTTCTGCTAATTGACCATCTACTTGATCTACAATAACCGCTTTGTGACTATCTGGTGTATTTTCTGATGTAATTACGTTTTTGTACATTTTTATTTATTTATTGTTATTATTAAGCATTTTCTAATGCTGTTACTTTTGCTGATAAATCTTGTATTGCTTTTACTAATATCGGTACAAGTTTTCCGTAACTCATTTCAAGTTTTTCTTCATTTTCAGTATAAACTAATCTTAAAGTATCGTTGTCTAATTCCCTAACCTCTTGCGCTATAAAACCAAAATCTTTTTTACCTTTGTTTGCTGAGTAAAATTCTGTTTCTGTTTCGTTGCCATCTTCATCAACCTCTACTGTTGTTTCTGCTCTGTTATCCCAAACAAACTCTCTTGGTTGTAAAGCGTCAATAAATGCTAGACCATAACTTAAATCTTCTATTTCTGATTTATCTCTTTCGTCAGATAATGATGTTATAGAAGTAACTGCACAACGTAAAGAAGTTATACTTGAATTACCTAAAGTTATTTCGTTATTTACTGAATTACTACTTCTTGTTGCACCATTACCTAAAAGAGTATTATTATTTCCTGAACCACCATCTGCTAAATTTCCTACCATTGTATTGTAGTCCCCTGAATTACTTCCTGTACCTGCACTTGAACCTATACAAATATTGTAATCTCCACCACCTTCTCTAAAGGCAAGTCTATCTATACCAACATTGTCCCTGCCTGTTATGTTTTGCCCTGAACGCACTCCAAAGAAACAATTATTAAAATTTGTTGTAAGAGATTGTCCTGCACCTTCTCCAAAAAAAGTATTACTTAATGCAGATGTAGCTGATTTTCCTGCGTTATTTCCAAAAAAGGTGTTTAGGGTACCAGTTGTTAAATTAACTCCTGCATCAATACCTGCGGTAGTGTTGCCTTGTGGATTGCCACTTAAACCGCTTGGAGATTCGCCAATATATAAAGAAGCAGTATCAACTAAACAATCACTCAACCCATTTAAGTCAGAAGCACCGCCGCCTCCAGCGGCTTGTAATTCTAATTTACC